CGTTAGACTATCGAATATTGAAACTTAAACAAGTGATATTTGGATGGGTCAATTACTTCAGGAGTGCAAATATGAAAGGTGTTATGGAGCGAGTAGACCAGAAGCTACGCTCCAGAATTAGAGTGATTATCTGGAAGCAGTGGAAAGTACCGAAGAAACAAATCAAATCGCTTGTTCAACTAGGGATTCCGGAGGAAGAAGCGAAGGGATTAACCTACTGTCGAAAGGGCTTCCGATATATAGGGTTATCGAAAGTTGTTCAAAGAGCCATCTCAAATCAAAGACTAAAGAAGAGGGGAGTCCCTTCTTCTTTAGAACGCTATCTAAAAGTTCACACTGTAATATAAACTGAACCGCCGTATACGGAACCGTATGTACGGTGGTGTGAGAGGGGCGAGAATAATTACTTTATTCTCCCTCTACTCGATTTGAACTATAATTCCTTTTTATTGAAGATGTATTTTTTCGGTAAACTAAAACCATAAAAAAAGAATTTGTTTACTTCTCTAATATAAGCCTAAAAAAATGATAATATTTTTTGTAGATAGGGTAAAATTATGAGGAGGAATGGAAATGACGAAAGAAGAGATTGTAGAATTATTTTTGAAAACAATAGATGAAACGCAGCCTGAATTAGTCGAGGAGTACATAGAACAAAGTTTTAAAATTTAAAAAATAGCCCGTCTCTAATATGAGGGGCTATTTTTTTTCGTTATTATGGTATTCTTCTAGTGTTTTGGTGATTGCGAGCATTTGTTGTAGGACAATGTCCTGTTTATCTTCAGGTAATGTATCTAATCGTTCCATAATTTCCTTAAACTTGTTGTGTTTTTTTATATCTAATTCGGTACTACGTCCTAGTATAAAATCCGTTGTTACTTCTAGTATTTCAGATAATTTTGCAATAGTATCTGGTGAAGGAAAACGTTCTTCGGACTCATAATAACCAATTACACGAGACGAAGCGCCTACCTTTTTTCCTAGCGTTTCTTGTGTCCAGTTACGTTGTTTTCTTAGTTTTTTTATTCTAGCACCTATACCTGTCATTTTCATCACCTCATAAGGTTGTTCACTTGAACAACCTGTTCTCTTTAGAGACAATCATAGCACATTATGTTCGGAAAGTCATTGACAAGGTATAAATTATTCGATATGATTAAAATCGAACGAAACGTTCTATTAAGGAGGCAGACATGAAACAGTCAATTATTTATCATAAAATTGCTAAACATTGTGGTGTTACTGAAAGATATATAAGAATGTTGGATAAGAAAGAACGGATTCCATCAATGGAAGTTGCTAAAAAAATTTCTGACTTTTTAGATGAACCAATCGAAGAGATTTTTTTTAATTGCCATACGAACGAAATGTTCGTATTCGAACGGTTTTATCCAAAGCTAATTGAAGGAAACACTTCAATTAAGCGTTAATGTGAATAAAATTTAAACAAGGAGCGATACCATGCATAAAAACCTATACATCGCCAGAAAAGAGCAGCGCATGACACAAGAGAAAGCAGCAAATTTGATTCATATTGCACCAAGAACATACTTTGCTAAAGAACACGGTAAAAGTGACTTCACCCTAAAAGAGGCTCAAAAACTAGCAAAATATTTCAAAACAACAGTGGACGAGCTGTTTGCGCAATAGAGGAGGGGAAACAAGTGAAAAATGGCAAACGACCAACGAAGCGAGAGAAAATGCATATGAATTCGTACAGCTTAAATTCTGAAAACTGGTTGATCTATAAAAAAGTTGATGGACGACTACACTTGATTCCTCGTCATACGAACTCAACACGAGTCATTCCAAGTGCATAGGGTGGACAAGCGTTATTACAAATGAGGAGGATTTTTTATATGAATGAATTAACAGCAGCAAACGAACAACCCTTACATAATGAACTGGTATTCGAAAAGAATGGTGAGGTAGTAACAGATAGTTTAATGATTGCTGAAATGTTTGGCAAACGACATGACAATGTCTTGTCAGATATTAAGCTTCAAATAGAATATGCAGGAGAAGAATTCTCACTCCTAAATTTTCAGGAGTCAAATTACAAAACAGATAGAGGGCGAAGTTACCCAAAGTACAATTTAACAGAGGAAGCATTTACATTAGTTGTTTTTGGTTATAACACGAAAGAGGCTGTACAGACCAAAATTCAATTTATACAAGAATTTAAGCGTATGAAAAACCTCATCCAGAACCAACAACAAGTTCCAACAGACCCCATGAGTATTTTAAAACTGACCTTTGAAGCATTAGAAGGACAAAAACAAGAACTCCAACACATTAAATCAGATGTAAAAGACTTACGAGAAAACGCACCACTATTTGCAGTAGAATGCGATGAAATTTCAAACGCAGTAAAGCGTCATGGTGTTGCTTTATTAGGTGGTAAACAGGCGAATGCGTACCAACACGCAGGATTGAGAGGGAAAGTATATCGGGATATTTATAACCAGTTATATCGTGAATTTGGTGTGACGAGTCATAAAGCTATCAAACGTTGTCATTTAGAAATAGCAGCGCAAATTGTTAAAGAGTATACATTGCCAATTGTATTAAGTGAAAAAATTAATTTAGTAAATTCGCAAATCAAGTTTAAAGAGATGTAGAAAGGAGAAAACATCATGACCAAATCTGTTCTAACAAAGGACCTGCAAAAGAAACAAATACTAGAGGAATTCTTACAGCATTGCGAACAACAACAAATTGAAGCGCTACAAAAGAACGATCCATATCAGTTTTGCACTTGGATTAAAGAAGCTCGATTAGCTCGAAGGGAATTGGTAGCACTCTATCGTGCAAAAGAAAAGTATGATGAGGAACGTACGCATATAAAAGGGATTGTAGCACATTTAAGAAGTAGAGGGATTGATGCTTCAGTTGTGGAGAGAACACATTTTAGTACGCTTTGTAGGAAATCAGTTGCATGTGAAAAAGCCCTATAAAATAGGACTCCTTCTGTACATAAGTCATACTACTTGAATTGCATTGACCTTCATCACAGTTAGTATATCAGATATATTCTGAATTATCTTCATGTAAATGCTTCCAGAATGACGAAAAGACCTAGAATTAGGTCTGCTCATCGGCAATATCAGTCTAGAGCAGTATACCTAACAGGAGTGAGTTAAGTAACCGGAATGCTCTTATAGTATAGCAAACTATGATAACTAAAAACAAGAAAGGATGGTAAAAGGAAATGACGGCACAAGAATTATTTGAAGAAAAACAACATGTAGTAATTGCAGCAATAAAGCAACAATTTGGAAGTATCGCAAGAGCTAGGCAGATTGCAAAAATGAATAATATGGAGTTGGATGATTTAATGCAAGTTGGCCATATGTATTTATGGGAGCATTGTGTGAAGTCTGATTCAGAGAGAGTAGATACCTTCAATGCATACGTGATGAAAGGCATGAAATGGGCAATGAGTGATGAAATTCACTTGAAAGGAACGCCTTTTAAAATCAGCAGACGAGTGAGTTATGAGGACAGGAATAAAATGAATATTCATTCGATTGATTTGCATCGAGAGGAGGAAGCAGAAAATGGATTTTATGCCGTATCACCAATTAATGTGGAAAAAGAAGTAATGGTATCAGTAGGAATTCAGGAAGTCACAAGTATATTGGAAGAAGAGGAAAAAACAATTATTATGCATGTGGGGTATGGTTTTACCGAACAGGAGATTGCTGTGAAATTAGAGATGAAAAAATCTACTGTTCATACGAAAAAGACACGTGCATTTTTAAAAATGAATCCAAATTATAAGCCAATGAAACAAAAATCCTTTTTTTCAGGGAAAAGGATGATAAAGAGAAACCACCAGTTGGGGCTGGTAATCTAATAAAAATATATGTGTTGTTCATCATAATACATGTTGCATAAGAGATGCAAAAAAGACTTGTTTTCACAGATCAAGAGAAAGGGTAATTCGTGAAAGAATACGATTTAATCATGATTGTAACAGAAAGAAATAAAAAATTAAAAAGAAAGAATATTCAATCGATCGGGTCGAGAAATATGAAATAACTAGAGAATAAAAATATCTAGAAAGATTGTTGGTTAGAGAAGGGTGACGGAGATGAATATCAATGTGCTGAAAGTCGCAAGAATAAACCTCCAAGGTAACACCTTAGATCAGGGGTGGTTTAAGAATCTTACTTTAGAAAATGGTAAGCCCTATATGGTTGCAATTACAATACTTAGCGAGATTTTTTATTGGTATAAACCAACTGAAATAAAGGATGAAAGAACGAATGAAATCCAGTATAAACAAAAATTTAAAGCAGACAAACTTCAAAAAAGTTATCAACAATTAGCTGATTCATTTGGTTTTACCAAAAGACAAGTATTAGAGGCGTGCAAATACTTAGTGAAAAGAGAATTAATCGCCATTGAATTTCGTACGATCATAGTTAACGGAAAGAGGCATAACAACGTGATGTATGTAGAACCAATCGTGGAGAGTATTGAAAAAATATCTATTTTATATCAAGACCCTATCACATCAGAAAGTGACACCCTCCCACATTATAACGAGAGAGGCTCTCGCATTAAAACGGAGGAGGCTCCCACATTGAAACGTGGGACAAATACAGAGAATACTACAGAGAATACTACAAATAAAAAGAAGTATTGTCACAAGTTTGAAACTTGCGACGTCAATGCAGCAAAATATTTGTTTGAAAAAATTAAAAGTAATAATCCGAAGCAAAAAGAACCTAATTTTGATTCTTGGTCTAATGATTTTAGATTAATGCGTGAAAAGGATCAACGTGAATTACAAGAGATAAAAGATGTGATTGATTGGTGCCAAGTAGATTTTTTTTGGCAAGGAAACATCTTATCTCCTAAAAAGCTACGTGAAAAGTTTGATCAACTCACAATCCAAATGAATGCTAGAAAAGGGGCAAAAAATCATGGAAGCGGTAGGAAGAGTGATGACGAGGATTTTGAATACATCGGCTTGTAAAGAGGGAGACGAAGGTTATACTTGTGAACACTGTAGCGCTTTTGTTAAAGCAATCGTAGTAGAAGTACCAGCATTACGAATAAAAAATAAAGTATTTCCCACGTGTGAATGTGTAGTAGAGCGTGAAGAAGCGAAAATAAGAGAGTATCAAAATTTCTCGAAGAAAAGGGAAATTGAAAAGCTATTTAGCATTCATAACGTGGGAAATCGTTTTGATAAAAGTACATTCTCAGCATTTCTAGAGCGAAATGGTTCAGAGACGGTGTGCCAGTTAGCGACACAATATGTACAAGCTTTTCCAGGATGGCAAGGAGAATCACTTTGGTTATGGGGAGAACCTGGCAATGGGAAAACACATTTAGCAGCCGCCATTACAAAAACATTGACAGAGCAAGGATATATCGTCGTATTTCAAAGTGTTCCAGAATTGCTTCAACGTATCCGTAGTACGTTTAACAGTGAAAACAAGGAGAATGAAGCGCAAATCATGAGAGCACTATTAGAATGCGATTTACTTATTCTTGATGATATCGGAGCTGAGAAAGCGACGGAATGGGTGGAAGAAAAGATTTTTAATATCATTGATGGACGTTATCGAAAAGAGATGCCTACTTTGTATACAAGTAATTTAAAGCCGAAAGAAATGTTACAACAAGTGGGGAAGCGATCTTATGATCGTATGGTGGAAACGAGTTTGACAATTGAAAATAAAGCAACAAGCTATCGAAGAGAGATTGCTAAACAAAGATTACAGCGTTTCGGAGAGAGTTCTTAATATATGCCAATAGAAGAGGAGTGTAGGCTTATGACGGATTTACAGTTAGAAAACTATACAATTTCAGCTCAGCAACGAAAGTACATGAAGAATGAGCGACGTAACTTGTACATTGCTTTAGAAGAACTAGACATGCTGTGGGATGAAGATGAAGTAGTGCAAGTGAAAGAAGCATGGAGCAACAATGAAAGTGTGTTCGCAATTGGCGAAAAAATGCAACGTGATCCAGATGAAGTTGCGCTACTGATTATGGATTTAGCAAGAAAAGGTGCCATTGGAAAAAGGGCGTTGGGGTTAGGGGCATGAAACAGCTAACCTTTGAAGATGTTGTAGGAGCCATGGATTATGCCGCATGCAGTACGTCTGAACAATTCCTTTCCAATCATTTGGTTACACCAACTTACGCAGTAGAATTTTTTGACCGAGATGAAAAACAGAAGTTACGTTGGTTTGAAGTGAATACAGAGGCTGAAGCAAAAGAAAAAGCAGAAGAAACATACGGGAGAGTTCAAATCATTCAAGTATATGTGTCTAATCGAACATTGAAAGAAATTATGGAGTTGGACTAAGGGTATTTTTATCAAGAGAGCGCAGGAATTTCCTAAAATGGACAAGCCTATGCAAAGGAGAACAAACATAGATGAAAAGAGAAATAGACATGAAAACAAATGGCATCTATATTGTGGTGGATGGGAAAATCAACTTTGAAGAACCCCCAAAGAGCGGTTACGGACAGCAAGTCTTATATTGGGTAAAGGGAAAAGTGTCTCATACACAAACAACGATTACGAATAAGTTTAAATGAAATTTGAATTTTGTACAGAAATGGAATGGGAGGTTACCAGAAGTAAGTGGAGAAGCTAGTTACATAATGCTGACTGAACTTCTTAGCATATAGGAGTCTAGATATTGCTACAAAATAGGTATTATTTATGCCGAAAAATAAAAGAATCCGCTGGTTATAAACGGATTCTTCGCAATAGGAACACAAGGAACACAAGGAAGCTGGTCCAGAGCGACCTGTGTATTCACTTGGATGAGAGTAGTATATTCGAAAGAAATCAAAAGATGTATGGAAAATGAAATAAAACCCGTATGTAACAAAAAAAGAGCACTTAATAAAGTGCTCTCGTGACGAGTCTCATTTTATAACGACTATTTTATAAAGAAAGGAGCTCAGAATATTATATGTTAGTCCAGTTAATTGAGTGCTTCTTACAAATAAAGAGCAGCTAGCAAAGGCTAACTACTCGGTTCTCCAAGGGGGAACAAGGAGAAAGTAACTTAATGGGTTGTCTACAGTATTGACGGAATACTGAGTTTTATTCAAGGGGGGAGAAGTAGGCCATTAACATGAAGCTGTGCCCATTCATATCCTGTAAGTAGTAAATTAATGACGGAGTAGATTGAGGATGGATGATCCGATTAAGGAGATAGTTGGCGCTTGGTTTGTTGCAGTAGGGACAATTATTGCTGCGATTGGGAGTACACCTTTAAAAAAATTGAACAGCGGATTAAGAAAAGACTTGAACGTATGGGGGAATGTATTACAGGCAACGGGGAATGGTCTGGAAGCTGATGGACAAGGAAAAATATCCCTTGAATTGATTGGGAACGAAATTCAATCTATTGGGAATGTAACGGTTCTAACAGGACTCATTATAGAATTTGAAGATGAAACACAAAAAAAATTAGTGATTGCAGGAAATTGGATACAAGCATTAGGTGGTGTTACATCAATAGGTGGGGAAATAGAGGAGAGTTCCAATATAGATGAATCTTATAACATTATCGGGAATTTGTTACAAGCGACTGGTAATTCATTACAGGCAATAGGTGGAATAGATGAATTGAAAGCTAGTCGGGATAAAGTAGAGGGAATTTCGGAAGACGATGAGGAGGATGGACAGCTTATAGTGATTACGGGGAGTTGGGTCCAAGCGGTCGGTTCAGTAGTTTCATTAATCGGTCAAATAAGAGAAGAAATCCAAGAGATAGAGGGAAATAATTCATAGAAAACTTAATAAAATAATCCTTTGATGGAGAAAAGAGCTTAAAACACAGGGACAATTCACGTTTAGATTATTTTTGAATGTAATGGGGTATGAAAAGTGTTAAAATGCTTCAGAATGGAAAAGAGGGGCATTTAAATGAAGGGGTGAGAGAATTGGCGAGTATAAAGAAAAGGAAAGTGAAAAAAGCAATTGCGCGTCGTTCGAAAATTATAGAAGGTGCTGAGAAAGAAAGGGTTAAAAAAGCTTGGAGAAATATTTTTTTGCAGGCTGGTATTTTGAAGTGAAAAGAAATTGAATAGGGTCCGGCTAGAAAACTAGAGGACACCAATTTTTAGAGCAGCAATTAAGCTGTTTTAAGAAATGGTGTCCTCTTTCTTATTTTGTGAGGGGGGTGGAAAAAATGAAAGCACTAAGAGATCAATTACGTGAATGGGAAAAACAAACGAAACAAACAAAAAAGAAAAAACCAAAAGAGAATTTTAGCACTCGTGAAATTGAGGATTTAATGGGGATGCATAGACCTTGTTATGAGCGTAGACGTGGAGCGTTAAGGCAAAAGTAATAAAAAATAAAAGGAGTGGTCTGGAATGACGAAGCAATTATCTTTTTTACCAAAAATCGATAGAGCAGCAACGCAAGAGAAATTAGAGGGTATTCTGGAAAGTGTACGTATATATAAGCAATTTGGAATGATGCGTAAGGAAATGAAAGTCACTCCTTCTTATGAAGTGAGAGAGCATGGCCCTACACATGCAGTTGGCAAGCCGTTAGAGGATGTAGCAATCTCTAATATTCAACAAAACAAACGTGAAGAATGGTTAGAGAAAATGGCATTTCGAGTTGAACAAGCATTAAGTCGATTCGGAAACAGTACAGCTGGAAAAAACCAGAGGGACATTATAGTTAAACGATATTTAGAAGACGAAGATGTATGCGATTATATGGTGTATAACGAAATTGGCATGAGTGAACGTACGTATCGACGTGTGAAAGCTAGAGCGTTTTATAAACTGGCTTTTGCTCTTAGACTAGAAGTTTATGAGATAGAGAATCAATACGGGGGTGATGACCTATGAATTTTGTCCAGCCCATACGTGATCCAGAGCAAATACAACAAATCAAAGAATATTTAAAAGAAAAGAATAAGCGTAACTATATTTTGTTTGTAATGGGAATCAATACAGGATTACGCATAAGCGACATTCTAAAACTGAAGGTAGGAGATGTACAAAGAAGTCACATCTCAATGCGTGAAATGAAGACAGGGAAGCAAAAACGTATTCAAATTACATCATCTTTAAAAAGAGAGTTGAAATGGTTCAATGAAGGAAGAGAAATCGAAGAATATTTATTAAAGAGTAGGAAAGGAAAAAATCGTCCGATTGGTCGTAGTATGGCATATAAAATATTAAAAAGTACAGCTGCAGAGTTTGGATTGGATGAAATCGGTACACATACACTAAGAAAGACCTATGGATATCATATGTACATGCAGACGAAGAATATAGCTTTGTTAATGGAGATTTTTAACCATTCAAGTGAAAAAGTAACGTTACGTTATATCGGAGTAAACCAAGATGCAATGGATAAAGCAATGAGCAGATTTAAAATCTAATCATTGCTTTTTCTTTTTATATTTCTACTAATTACCCATAAATTTCGTACTGTGTAATTGAGAAAAGGAAGTCTTATCAAAACAGTGATAACAAGGGATGCAGCGTTTTGGTGAATGACACACAATTAAACATATGGGTAATTGGAAGGTATAAAATATGCACATGACGTATAAAAGTTATATAGAATGAATGAGAGGTGGAACAGATGATGTGTGAAGAGTTATTACAAGCATTGGTTCAATATCAAATGCAGCAAGGAGAAAAGCCAAACACATTAAGGTTAAACCAAGATTACTATAAAACTGTATTAGAGCAATTAGCTTATCCTGATTGGTTAATGGAAAAGAAAATTAAGAATTTAGATCAGACGTTTCTCGGGGTTCAGGTGGAACTGACAAGTGAAGTAGAAACGTTTGAAATCAGGAGGATAAAAAAATTGGCAGAGTTTTGACCGTTTTTTGGCAGGAAATATGCCGGTTGTTTTGAATTTATCGTGTTATATTTGTATTGTGAGAAGTGGCGGAAAATACACCCCATAAAATTTCCTTATCATATATGTGGTTTAAACGGTTTCATAATAACGTTATATAAAATCCGAAACCAGCAGATAGTACTGATTGAATGGTACTGTTATTAAGAAGAGCTTTTGCTCTCCTTCCAGTTACTTAATAAATTGTAAAGAGATTGTTGTTGTCATGTTTGGGTAATTAGAAGGGGAGAGATGTTATCCTCCTGGTCCAGTAACGATATAGGCTTTTCATGCAAGAGTAAATAATGTTCAGTTATTCTTTTTTAGTACATCTGAATTTGTCTCTTGATACAGGTAATATATATGATTCTTGGTTATTCTTTTTTTAGTTAGAGTAATCTTATGTATATGCGTATAGGAGAGGCTGAAATTGATGCGAGTGAAAAAGGATATGTTAAAGCAATGGAAAGCCGATTTTCAGGCTATTCAAGAGGAAAAAAGAAGGAAGAAAAGAGAAAAGAAAAAGAATAAAAATAAAAAATATAATATTCCGGGTCATACAGCTGACTTTATGAATAGAGAAGATACGTATTATAAAAAGAACAGGGTATGGAAGCAAAAGAAGAAATAAGTGTGGAGGGAGGTTTAATGGTTATAGATGGATGAAGGAATGAAGAATGCAAGAATATATAAGTGTGGTGGGTTATTTTAGATGAAAGGTATCCAGTGCATTCTTCAACCTTCTGAATAGAAATGGGAGGAAGAAGAACGAATATCATTTGGTGCGATACATGAGTGGGTATAGGCACATGCAGTGCACCAATTTTACGGTAGATTCTTCCTCTATTTGTATTATGAACTTGAATTTGGTTTTTGATACCAATTAAATGTAATTTTCATCACACTTTTCATTTAATTGTGTATGTTATATTAGTGTAGGGAAACATAGAAACATCTTCTGAGAGCACGTTGGTTACGTGCTTTCTTGTTGTTTGATTTACCACAAACATGGAACCTTTTTCATAAGACAAGCATACACTGGAGCGTAGGACAACCACTTAGGTGGTACCTATACGCTCATAGGAACTCCTTTCTATCATTAGAGTTTGTTTTAAGAGTAGCCATTTTATGTTGGCTGCTCTCTTTCTGTTTAGGGAAAATAAATGAATGCCTATTCGACCTGGGGCATGCAAAATAAAAGCACAACCAAATCATGTTGTGATACATAATCTGGTTGTGCCAAGTGTGAATAGATAATGAAAAACATAAATACCTTCGTAGGGGGAAGGATTATGTGTGATTGTAGCTTTATATTAGCATGTAATCTGTTAATAAGGTTAGTTTAAAAATGTCATGTAATAAAGGTAAAATAACGGTGGATGAAGAGCGAATGCATAATGATAAAGAGTAGCTTTATATATGAGATACAAGCATTCATTTGGGTGTTTTATGGAGTAGGATTCGGAATGGATAATCGATAGCTTAAAATGATAGTTGATGAATTGAGGGAAATGTTAGGTATTTAAAAAGAGATAAGGATGGTCTGAAACAAGCGTTGCTTGAAGTTTCAACGAAGGTGGACGGATTGAATAGAAAAGGGGAGTATGTTAAACGTTAGCAACATGAGTTTATATAACTCAACTCGTATTCAACAAATTATTGAACGATCTGAAGTAATTAAACAGATTAATAATAAGTCCATTTGAAGTTAAGTTTTTGATAGATGGCGAAGTATTTGCTAAGGCTGAAGTAAACTTACAGCCGATTTAAATTAAGTTTGTAAATTTAAGGAAGAATAACTTGGGAGTGAGAATAAATGAAATTAACGAAACAAGAACAAGCGGTTGTCATTGGTACTTTCATTTCAATGTTAGGACAAGACCTTGCAAATGAATGCATCGATAAAAAGAAATTAGAAAGGGTACTTCCCATCTTTAATGAAATGCAAGATAATACAACACCAAAGCAAAAGAGAGAAGCGATGATTAGTTTACTTGGTAAAGCGGTAGATGAATTCTTAAAACAATAGCCACAAAAAAAGGAAAAGCAACTCGCTTGGGGGCGAATTACTTTTCCAGATGGCAATGTTAGCTCTATTATAACAATTTGTATGTATTTGTACATGTATAATCAGAATATTCTTTCTGACAAGGTAAGAATACTACAAGACTTGCATCCTGTTCAAGACAAAGACTACGATTGTTTATATGTAAAAGTACATGCATAAATGGAGGAATAAAGGTGTTGTGGTTTTTTGTTTATATGATTATAGGTATGGTGTATGTATCGGTTCAAATGCGCTCCATTTTAAAGAAGAGGAGGGCGATGAGAAAGGAGAAGTAATCACGATTGCCGTTGCACTTCTTATCATTTGTTTGTTAGCGCCATTATGGCCAGCATGTATGACGTTTAGAGCTATAAAGCTATGTAGTAAGGACGGTGGCACAAGTGCCAAGTAAACCGATGAAGCCATGCGTTTCACCAATGTGTGCGGCATTAACGAGGGACAAGTACTGTGAGAAACATCAAGATAAAATACAGGAGAACACCAGATACTACGACAAATACATACGAAGCAAAAGCTCACGTTCCTTCTACAACTCAAGATTGTGGAAGGATATGCGTGAGCTTATGTTTCGTAGAGATCATGGCTTATGTGTTCAATGTAGAAGTAAGGGCATCATTAAGACAGGCGATGTAGTCGATCACATCATACCTATTCGTGTTGATTGGTCAAGGCGGATAGAACCATCTAATTTACAAACACTTTGTCATGCTTGTCATAATAAGAAAACAAAAGAAGACGAGAAGAACAGTAAATGATTTGAAAGAAAGGGTAGTACATAACAGCGTGGATAAGGTTGAGGAGGTACATAAGATATCACTCTAGCTAAATAGGAAGAGGCCCTAGTTTTGACCTAGGACCCACAAGGCTATTTAAGTAGAGAAACTACCTAAAGAGTAACTACGAGTTACAAGTATAAGTATAACATTACATTTTTATAAAAACATGAGCGAATTTGTCTTAAGAATGGACACCCCCCACTATGAAGAAGTAAAGATGACTCCCTGGAGACCGCCGCCTAGCTTTCCGTGCAAAAAGTTCGTTTTATTCCATAAAAGGGGGTTCAGCCGAAGGAGGTGGTTCACATAGGAAGGAAAGCGAAACCGATTCATTTGCATTTATTAGAAGGTAATACAAATCGATTGACAAAAGATGAAATTGAGCAGCGATTAAAAGCCGAAAAACAGTTACAAGCAAAAAAAGACAAGGTAAAGCCACCAACGTGGTTAGATTCAGTTGCAAAGAAAGAGTTTAGGAGAATTGCTGGTGAATTATTGGAGCTAGACGTAATTACGAACATAGATGTGAATGCATTAGCAACGTATTGTGATGCTTATTCTGACTATGTTGAATGCACCAAAATTATCCGAGAAGAAGGACTTCTTGTTGAATATACTAATAAGGCAGCTGAAACCAATAAAGTTCCACATCCACTACTTACAAAGAAGAAGCAGTTGCATGAACAAATGAAAGGTTTGGCTGTTGAGTTTGGTCTCACACCGAGTGCAAGAGCGAAAATTGTCATT